TTGTCAACAGGAATCTACACTCCTGAAATGAAAAAATGTATATGTATGTAGCTGATTTTTAGTTAGATATTAAAATGAGCAGATTTGTGGCGCGCTTCTTGTTTTATTGTTGTCGGTAAAAATAAATAAAAAATAAAGTAATTATGAAAAAGGTATTAGTAACATTGGTATTAGTGATGACTTTAGGCGTGTCTGTTTCTTTTGCTCAAGCGGCTCCGGTAGAGGTTCCGGTAGTGGAAAAGCCTCAACAATCTAAGAAGTTGGTTTTCTCGGAAATCTATATGAATGATGTGCCGGAAGCCGTGATGGACAGGCTTGCATTGGAAGGTGCTATGATAAAGCAGGCTTTTATGGCCTATGGCATTGATGGAAGCCGTATTTATAAAATTAATGTGTTGACAAGTGATGCTCATGAACAGACATTGTTCTTAGGTGAAGATGGTAAAATTTTGCAATAGTTAGTATATTTATAATAGTGCTTTTACATGAATTCCCGGCTTGTGATAAGTCGGGAATTTTTTTAGTTAAATTGTTTCTTGACGATATTCGAAAAATAATTAAGAAATCTCTTGTGCATAATAATTGTAGGTTTTATCTTTGCCACTCAAATTTAAAAAGGTGATACAATGGAAACTTATGATATATATTTTAAAGAAGGTAATGATTTTGCTAATAAAGGATTTTCATTGAAAGATAAGGCTAAGGCCATTAGAATGGCGGAAGATATGTTGGCTGAACGCAAAGGATATGTGAAGGATTTTGTTGGAGGAACTATTTCCGTAATGTGTAAAGAAACGAAAGAGGAAGTTTGGTCCAAGCCGATAGAGGAGGTTTAATGCAATTTTTACATCTTTTTTTGCCTTGCCAATCATAGAGTTGTGAAATACAGTGCTGTAATTGAAATGGTACGTAGCCGTTAATAGCAGCAACCCTTGGTTGTATTTGTGGTGGATTTGTTATTGGCGGACATGAATATTTCTTTCTCTTCTAGGATATTCGGTATATTTCTCCTTTCATGCTTTTGCCGGACTGATATAGATAATGCCGGGTAGCACTTGATAGGACGATGATTGTTCTTTTACTAAGATGCTTCAGTATGACTTTTTTCCGATCCTATCCATTCTTGACATATAGTTGTTATTCATAGCTAAATACACCGTATTCCCAATGAAGCTTTCTGTGGGGATCCCTTTGGTGTTCGTGTAACTATTGTGACTGTTATTATGCCGATGGGGTATAGTATTGATACAACAATGATTTTTCATAATAACTTTTAACTTATGATTTAGATAGCTCCGACTTGTCACAAATCGGGGTTATCCGCTTGTTATGCTATTAAACTTGGTCAGCTATTGGTTAACAATTTCACGCAACAGTAACTCTTTGGAGTAAAAGTGGCAAATAAATTTTTTGTTCACATGAAAAAAAACTTTCCCAAAAGCTTTGTATTATTGATTTTCTATGTATCTTTGCATCGTTATTATTTCTCGGGGTATTAGCTCATCTGGCTAGAGCGTTAGACTGGCAGTCTAAAGGTGGCGAGTTCGAGTCTCGCATGCTCCACATTACAAACCTCTCTGTTTCAGAGGGGTTTGTGTTTTATTAAGCTTCTCCAACTTTCGTTTTTGGATAAAAAAAAGACAGTTTGTGCCACTTTTGGCAAAAAGAACTTGTCTAAAACGAATCCAGAACAATTATGACAACTCTTAAAGCCGCCGTTGTTCCGGCCAAGGTGCTGAAAAACGGCAAACACAGAATTCGTATAGCAATTGGTCATAAACAGGAAACAAGATACATCGTTACCCGATTTGAAATAGATAATACTGCTAATTTTAAGGGAGGGCAGGTGGTAGGTGTTCCTGATGCTGCACATGTTAATGCTAAATTACGTGGAATACTTAATTCATATCAGGATGCCTTGGATAAGATAAACACATCATCCTATACTTGTACTCAACTTGTCGAATACTTGTCCTCGGTAAAGCAGGGAGCCATCTCTTATAGTGTCGCTTCGGCTGACTATATGCAGAATTTGATTAAAGAGGGGAGAAGGAGCACTGCTTCTTTATATCAAAGGGCGAGTGATTACTTCATTGAGTTTGTCAAATATGATATAATGCTTGATGGAATTACTCCCCGGACCATAAAGGATTTTGATATTTATCTAAAAAATGTCCGAAGGCTGGCTCCTGTTACTTGTGGTATGCACATGGCACATTTGAAGGCAATAATCAATCAAGCAATAAGGGATAAGAAGGTATCATATGACACGCATCCTTTTGAATATTATGAAAGACCGGCAGGAATGCCCAAAGAGCGTGATATCTCGGTAGCTGACGTAAAGAAGATAAGGGATGCGGAGATAAAAGAGAAGTCCCAGCGTGTTGCCAGGGATGTGTTCATGCTTTCGTATTATCTAGGAGGTATCAATCTGATGGACTTGATGCAATACAATTTCAAAGATGCGAAAATTATGGAATATGTACGTGAAAAATCAAAAAATACAAAGAAAGGTGATATGAAAATCAGCTTCACTATTCCTGAGGAAGCAAAACCTATTATCAAAAGATGGATGGGGCGTAATGGAAAGCTTGATTTTGGTTATAAATACTCTTATCCTAATTTTCGTAACTATGTAACAAAAGAAATTATAAGGTTAGGGGAGAGGTTGGAGATAGAATCGCATGTCGTATATTATTCAGCTCGTAAATCCTTTGTCCAACATGGTTTTGAGCTGGGCGTACCATTGGAAACTTTGGAGTATTGTATAGGCCAAAGCATGAAATCCAATAGACCGATCTTTAATTATGTCAGAATTATGAGAAAACATGCTGATGAAGCCATAAGAAAGATTTTAGATAATCTAAAGTGAGGATTCAAGAACTAGAGCGATTGCTTCGGAAGTCGCTTCCTCTTTTTCTTTGTCTATCTCTGAGTTTAGCCGTTCTATCAAGTCCATACTCCCTGTGACAATCGTTTTTGTGCCCTCAGAGGAAGAAATTGTAAGTTCATAGTGTCCATAGCCTATAAACTTTTTGGATAGCTGATAAGTGGTTGGGGGGGATTTTGACATATGCGAATTGTGTTAGCAGCGGAAAAAGAAAACGGTTCCGCTTTCCCGTTGCGTTACATTCCGTGATCGAAACAGTGGATACATTAATATTCCACACGGGGGTCAGAACCGTATATGAAGAAGCTACAGGCAATAATAATCGTCTGTAGCTCAATACGAGACAACGCCTCGATCACTTCAAAATGTAACGCAATGCAAAGATAAGGTTTTTATTCGATTCTACAATAAAACCGTCCCTACTTATCACAAGCCGGAACGGTTCAGATTAGTTTCGTTTTTGACAATTTACTTCACATTTTATTGAACAAAATACCAATGGATTTGTTCAAAGGGATTTGCCTATTTCTAAAAATATTTGTTGTCACATTATTACGTATTACAAAAAAGGAGGGCATCGTGCATCACGAGCCCCCTCTCAAACTTTTATTATGAGATTGGCTTCTACTCCAAAATCACAGGGCAAAGATAGTGAAAATTCTATTCTTGCCTGCTGAATATATAATCCAATTGGAAAATTGTATTTTTTGCTATATAATTTTTGATAACAATTGTATAAAAAACACCCCGATTCATCACGAGCCAGAGTATTCAACTTATGAATTAAAAACCTTATTATGAGGAATCATTATTACGCCAATGTTTTTTTCGCCAACAGCGCAACAATAATCAGTATGGTTACACAAACACAGGCAAAACCGAATTGTTCATGGAAATAAAAAAAACTTCCCGACTTATCACAAGCAGGGAAGTCTTAATCATAAATTTAAAGTCTTATTATAAGAAATCGTTTCCACGTTGTCGCCTGACCGCTGTCAGTACGATAACAATAAGAATTGCCACACTAACACATGCCAGAACTATTTGTTCAAGCAAATTGGATTCTCTTTTATCCTTCGTCGTTTCGGTATGATCTTTCTCATGGATATTAGAAGAACATTTCTTGTCGGCATTGAGTTTTATAGCATCGGTTATAACCGTTTTCTTGTCTTTTGCCTGATTGAAATTTCCCTCTATTTGCCCGTCCGCCAATAACGGAGGTTTCCCGGTCAGGCTATCGGGCGGTTTTCTTGTGTCATAAACTCGAAAATCAATCACATAGTTACCATTAGTGGTAATGAGTTCGCTCAAAGACGTACTTGATCCGTGTACGATGTTGACAGATTCACGTGTACTATCCTTGCTGATTACTTCTACATCGGACTTGACAGCCTTATGCGAGCTGCCACATGATCCGAACAACAGGAACAAACACATGAAAGGAGCCAGCAATATATGTCGGCTTACCCAGTTCATAACTCTAACCAACATAGTCTACAACTTAAGAACTTGCATCCTGTTATTTCCGTCAACCCGATAACTGACGTGCACCCATGCAAAATTGCTTTCGTCAATCAACTGATCATAGGGCAGGTTCTTTCGGATATATTCAAACAATAACTTGTTTTGCTGACGGTCGCCAGTATCAATATCAGCAGCTTCCCCTTTCATGTGCTGCGAGGTCTTACTTCCCTTGACGGCCGCATTAAGTTCCGGACAGCGATAACCACTGTTTACTGTTATAGGCTTTTCCCACCACTCACGTAACGGATCAAGCACATTATCTACCAAGGCAGTCAGAGCAGTCACATGCTCCTGTCTGCATCTGTTATTGATACCCAAGCGGTCAGCAGTCGTTGACTTGCAGAGTTCCGCAATCGTAAAATACTTCATTTCTTTTCCTCCTTTTTGTTTTGCAATAAAAAAAATATTGCTACTTTTGCAGAAACACATAGTGTGTTTTTCATGTAATAGAACAGAGGTTACCGGTCTGGCGAGGCCGGTTTTTCATTATCCCTACCGATTGCCCCCTGTTCCTCATCAAACAGTATCTGAGCCACCATCCTGGCGATATCATCCTTATTCTCGATAATCACACTCATTGTCTTCTCTGCCTTGCGCAACTCCGCTTTTTCCCACGATTTTTCGCGTACCGATTTAAACTCACAAAAAATGCAGTAACCCGTCCAGATCATAGAAAAAACAGGGAAGGGGATAATCACACAGCATAACAGATCAATGAAGCACAACTCTATAAATGGAGTGAAATACTTCTTCGCCTTAACGGCTGTTTTCTTATACCCCGTGGATGTTCTTGCCTCTCCCCGTTGCTTGGCTTTCATTACTCCTGTGATAAGATCCACTAACATCGCCCCCATTGTAGCCGCAATACACAAGGCTATAAGCACAATATGTATCATCATGTGCTCGTTGATAAAATTGTAAATTACATCTCTCATTGCTTTGTCTTGATTATAAAATATATTGTTCCAAAGATATGTCTATTTACTTACGTCATTGTTGCAGAATTACTTAAATCCATTGCCACGATATGACAATAAAAAAGACAAGAAAAATTAATTATAAAGCTTTCTGCTAAACCCAATAGTAGAAATCTAGTAGAAATATTAACATACAAACACTTATTTCTACTGAATATCTACCACTATTCAATAAAATGATATTATCAATTGATATTCAACTTATCATCCAAGTTCCGGCGGAACTTAGGCTAAAACAGGAGATATTATGGTAAAAATGCATAAACTGACCAAGGGTGGGCAAACCATATTCCCGGCTACTATAACTGATGCGGTGGTCAACCCGAATAGCCGCAAGAGCCTGACAGCGGAACTTTCCGAGTTTTCAAACAATGTATATTCACCTATTAAAGAAATATATGTGACTGGAGTATCTCAATTATCCAGCCCTACTTTTAATTTTAAGAAAAAAACTGATGGAAAATTATATTTTAATGCAACAAGTAATGGTGAAATTATAGCAGCAGGAGCTTGGGACTTAAATGATTTGAAAGACTATGTTGTTAAATCATATAATTATCAAGAAAAAGGAATATATTTTTATTTTGTTATAGATGCTGGAAAAATACCTTTGGATAATGATAATTATTATTCATACATACCTAAGACAAATCCATTCAAGTTAATACTATATATTTTGCAACATCAATAAATCAAAGAACACAGAGTTTACCTCTTTTTAGTTAGTCAATATTTTTGCACTTCCGAACTATTTTTCGTTCCTTTGTGCTGTTGTTTATTGTTTGATGTTGCAAAGATACTAACATCACTGATATATCAATGATATTAGCCTATAAATATCACTGATATTAACTTTAATTATCATTATAGGCTTAATATATTAGTGATATGTACGATTTGAAAGGATTTAGACAGGCTTTTAATCTTACTCAAAAGCAATTGGCAGAGATTCTAAAATGTCAGCAGTCAAATATCTCTGGAATGGAAAAGACTATGAGAGACTTAGAACCGATACAGAAAAAAAGGCTGGAAGAAGCATACGGTTCTGAGTCCGTGGCTAAATTTGTTGTATCTTCTTTTTTGGAAAGTACGATAAATGATAGTCGAAACAAAGGGGATATGGGAGGCTACACTACATATCTTCTTCCCATGTCAGCTATGGGAGGAACGCTTACGGGTTTTGCGGCTCCAGGCGCAATGCTCCAAAATTGTGAGGCTATAATTTCACCCATTGAAGATGTAGACTTTGCCATTACAGTATATGGAGATAGTATGGCACCTGAATACCCCTCAGGTTCCCGTATTTTGATAAAGAAGATAAACCCCAATATTTTTATAGACTGGGGTAAAACATACGTTTTGGACACTGCAAATGGGGTTATAGTAAAGGAACTCCATGAATGCAAGGGTAAGGAAGGTTATGTGAAATGCCATTCGGTTAACCCGGACCCGAAATTCTCGGACTTTGACGTTCCTTTGTCAGAGGTGTACGGCGTATATCGAGTACTTATGTGTATGTCGGCAAAATAAGAAAAATATGCTCAACTGGAAAAATCTGAACGGAAAGAAATATCTTCATTTTGTTCCGGATGAAGAATGCACATGTATATATGTAGATGTTCCTATACGCGCTATCTTATATGAAGGATATAAGACATGCTTGATTAGCTCAGGAGACTTCATCATTTTAAAGCCGATTGGTCAAAAATCTTTTTCACTAAAGTCTGAATATTCAGGCGTCTTGACTTATATGGCTAAAGAATGGGAGATGCATGGAGTGCTATTTTCTGATACTGAATCTGATTTATTGTATATTGATACGTCTGAATCTAGTATTATGGAGTATAAAAAATGGATTGATGAGTTGGAAAACAGGAGAGCAATAAATAAAATAAAAGAGAAGCTTCTTGCAAAGAAACGAAAGCAAGACTTAGAAAAGGCTGCACTGCAAGAGTTAATGGATGAGGGAGAAATCTTTCCGGAAGCAAATAAGCGACCTCCTATACCTAAAGAAGTCGTTGATGTAGTTTGGAGAAGGAATGGAGGAAAATGTGTTTATTGCGGTTCTACTGAAAACCTGCAGCTTGACCATATTATTCCCTTTTCCAAAGGTGGTGCGACTACAGTGGAGAATCTTCAATTATTATGTCAAAAATGTAATTTGCAAAAATCAAATAAAATAGGATAATGATGAAAGAATATATAGCTATATTTGAATATAATGGAGAAATACAGAATCTAGAATTTGTGTCTAATTCAAACTCTCAAGAAAAACTAAATTCTGAAGCAAGAATGTATGTAAATGACTATCTTCTAACAAAATATGGAACTGTTACATATCATTTTATAAGAGTTATTCCTAAATAAGAACCATTTTAAACACAATGTTTATATAAGCTAAAGATGAAAGTCAATATTAAAGTTAGAGATAATTATAAAAGCTATTGCTCCTTAATAGATGAAGAGAAAATTTTGTTAAATAACAAAATCGTTCTTGACGAAAAGAAAAATAGCAGACCGGATTATAAAGAAAAAAATACTCCTACTTATAGCGATGTCTTACCAAATGATATAATTTTTACCATACAACAAAAAGAAACTGAAGAAAAAGATTTTAAATTCATTTTACGCTGTGTTCCTTTTTGTGAAAGACCTTTTTTTAGATATGATTCTACGGGACCTTCTCATAGGAATTCCAATTTGCCTATTCCTATAGAGGAACAACAAGTTCCAACTCCTCATTTTCATCGGTTCGTAGCTGATGGAAAGGAGATAGCTTACAAGACAAAGGTGCTGTTGGATGAAAAGCAATCAAAAGTTTTGGAAGATATTTCTATGTGTGTTTTGCATTTTATGCAGGAGGCCAATATAAAATTTGAAAATTTTGATTTAATTTCGACCCCAGGTGTTCTTCCTTTTAAAATGGAAGAAAATATTGATCCTTTAGAAAATGTACAATTTGATATTGAATAATCATGGAAGATATAATAAAGATTATAATAGCGTCATTTAGTTCTTTGTGGAAAGTGAAAAAATATGGAAAGACCATAGAAATAATAACGCCTTTCTTTACCACAAATGATTGCTTTGTTTCTGTTTTTCTAACAGAAAGAGAGGGCTATTACATTATTACTGATGGTGGTTGGATTAGTGAAAATTACTATAATAATTTTTTCGATAGTGATGATGAGTCTTATTTAAGACTGTTCACTTATTATAAGGAACAATATTCTATACGTGAGACGGAATCAAACAATAAAATTTATTATTATAAAACTACAATGAAAAAAGAATTAGTACCAAATTTGGTTCTTGAGGTGTCTAATTTTATTTCAACCGTGGTAAGTTCTTCTTTTATAAAATTTCAAGATGATAAGGATAAGGATTTGCAAAAGAGATTCCGTACGCAGGTGAGTAACTTTCTTACAGCTGGGTTTGATAAGAAGGAATTGTCGTTTAATGGGTTTATTGATGAGAGGTATAAGGATATAAAATTTAATGCTGTTGTTAAAAGAAGTGATAGATTTACATTGTTTAATTATGTAACTGGTACTACTGAATTTTATTTTCGTGGTAGTATTGGACGTTCTAATATGAATTTCCAGTTAATAAATAGGACAATGCTAAAAAAGCAGATACATAGGCGTGTGACGGTTGTGAATGATCAAGCTTCAGGATATAAAATTGAAAAATTGAAACAATATCTTGACTTGATATCGGATGAAGCGGAGTCTGTAGTCGTTAATTGGACTAATAGAAAAAAACTATTAGAATTATAATGGGATGATGATTGTTTAATACGAAAAAACGTTAGACAATGTAATAATGAAGTCGGTGATACTAGTGTGGGGAGCTTTAGCTTTTATGCCAAGAATGCAATCTACAAAGATCAAATAAAATAGGATAAACTTATAATTAAATTTAAGATGAAAATACATCATTATACTTCTATTGAAACATTAGAAATGATTCTTAAGAACAAAAGTATAAAGTTTAATCGTTTGGATCAAGTGGATGATAAAGCAGAATATAAATATGACTCAACGGTTTATGATACGAATATAAAATTAGGTAAATATACTTTTGTGAGTTGTTGGACTAAGTCGGAAATGGAAAATATTGATTTATGGAATCGATACGGGAAAGGGAATAAAGGTGTAAGGATAAGTTTGGATGAGGATATGTTTGAAACTTACGATGTGGGAACTGTTAATAGATCATTTTATAATAATAGGGAATATTGTTTTGAAAATTTTGTAGTCAGTTCTTATATTAATAAAGTCGGTCTTGTTGATGTGAAATATGAACAAAATATTGAGCTATATTATAAAGAAGCTATCAAATGCTTTGATCAAGGAGTTGCGTTTAAACATGATAATATTGGCATTTATAAGAAAAGGGAATGGGGATTACAGAATGAAAGCCGTTTCATTATTCATGCACAACCGTTTGAACCGGCTTTAATGAGCAATCATCCTTTGAGCTTTCCGTTGGCTCTTGGTACTGCTTATAGAAATGGAATGGAGCTGAGTAGAACAGCCCTTTATATTCCATTAAAGCAGGAAGTTTTAGAGCATTTAGAAATAACAATGGGACCTGGAACAACTGATGAAGATCGGAAAAAGGTTGAAAAGATATTGAAAGATTGTAATATTAAAGCAGAAATCAAAGATAGTGCATTAAAGGGGGATTTATAATATGACTATTCTGGAAAATGTTAGATTATGCTTGGCTAGGTATAGTAGTTCAGTTTATTGACGAAAACAAGAAAGATGTGAAACATGTTATTGAAAGCCTTGATGATATTTATAACTATGAGGATGAATTCTTTAAGGCGATCGATATGTACGAACATAAGGAATAGGATAAAAGTTCTAGAAGATTAATGATAATTGCAGCATTAGCAAATGTATTGTTAGTGCTGCAATGTGAATATTGGAGTTTTATTATATATGGTTCAAAGCATATATGACTGTTCGTGTCAGTGGAAAAATCAAAAACACTGTAGGCTTTCACCTTCATGCAAAGGGTGGGGATGTCGATTTCTGTCTACGCCCATTGAAGAGATTCCAGCAACAATCCAGGAGAAAGCAAAGCTCTTTTCCAAAGTGTACCGGGAAGCGAAGCAAAAGGGAGTGCTGGAATGCCCACACTACCGATCAATTTTCATAGATGAGGTGCTGACCAATTTGCCGAAGGGTGAAGTGTGTTAAATAAATGGTTTATGTTATTGTTTATTGTTTGATTTTCGTATATTTGCAATAAATCTTAATTTGAATGGGAAGTTGGAGTGAACAACAGGAAGTAAAGAAAGAAGTCAAGGAAAAGGACAAGGTAAGACGGGAAAAACTTGCCGGGTTGTTTTTTGATTTAGCAAAACTTTCATTTGCCGGACTTGTTGTAGGTGGAATAGTTTCCATGAAGCCTGATGTAGATATAACTCTTGACATATACAGGGTTATTATAGGTGGAATCTCTACCATCATTTTTATTAGAATAGGAAATACAATTTTAAAATAAAGTGGATTATGGACATGTTAAGTTTAGTATATACAATAAGTGCTGTTGTAGGTGGTGGATTTTTGGTGTGGCTTAACACAAAATCCGGGAAAAAATGGCTCGCAAATCTATAGTGTACTTCTCATTGGAAATTGAGGGTATTATGGATGCATTAGGTTTTAGTCTGGCAACAAAAAGTGGTTGGCTGGTCTGTGCTCTCTGATGCCTTACAATTTTGGTTAATGTATGAAAAGGAAATCCCTTGAATGTTTATGGTCGTTCAATTATAGTAGTGAGTTGAACGGCTTTTTAGTATTTGGACGTTAGAACAGGGAAAATAATGAATAAAATAAAATAGAAAATCAAGATGATTTTTACTAAAACGAATCTTGGAGGATTTTGAATGGGTAGATAACCTTCTGCTTGTCAGTATAGTAAGCGCAGATCAGAGTTCATACTGGCAGTCTAAAGGTGGCGAGTTCGAGTCTCGCATGCTCCACTTTTTTAATGATAAAATGAAGGTCTGCGAAGCAGGCCTTTTTTAATTTAAAGACTATAGATATGTTAATTTATAATACAACTTATCAAACAGGCATTGACGATGCGCGTAATTTTGTCATTTGGCTTAGTGAAAGCTATATTCCCGAAGTGGAAAAGACGGGAATATTGCAAAATCCCCGTCTTACGCACATCCTTAGTCACAAAGAGCAGGATTCAGAATGTTTTTCATTGCAATGGGAGGTGGAAGATACAGCGGCCTTGCATCGTTGGCATACTCAGCAAGGGATGCATCTGAATGAGGAAATGATGAAGATATTTAAAGATAAGGTGGTTGGCTTTCCCACTTTGATGGAGGTGATTAAGTGATTCAGCCGGTAAAAGAGAAAATCATTCTGGGTATAGATCCTGGAACAACCATAATGGGGTATGGCCTGCTGAAAGTAGTAGGTACTAAACCGCAGGTAATGACTATGGGGGTCATTGATCTTCGTAAATATGGTGACCATTATTTAAAACTGCGCCGTATTTTTGAACGGGTGGTTGGTATAATAGAAGCTTATTTACCTGATGAGTTAGCTATTGAGGCGCCTTTTTTTGGAAAAAATGTGCAGTCGATGTTAAAATTAGGGAGGGCACAGGGAGTGGCTATGGCTGCTGCTTTGAGCCGTGATATTCCTATAACAGAATATGCGCCGTTGAAGATAAAGATGGCGATAACCGGTAATGGGCAAGCCAGCAAGGAACAGGTCGCTGATATGTTGAAAAGGATGTTACATATACCGGAGAGTGATATGCTGCCTTTTATGGATGCAACAGATGGGTTGGCGGCTGCTTATTGTCATTATTTACAAATGGGCAGACCGACATTGACTAAAGAATATTCCGGCTGGAAAGATTTTATAAATAAGAATCCTGATAAAATAAA